AAAACGCCTTTTTGGCTATTTATTGTGGATACATCAGTTAAAGAGTGTAACAAAATCAACAGCTTAGGTAGTCTGACGCCCCTGATTCAGCACAATACCAGTCAAAACGAGGGGGTGCGAGGGCCAGAGGGGGGTATGGGGTATACGTATATACACAACTACACGCACGGGTATTTTAGGTTTGGCATATTATGTCAGTAATACAGACCTATTTATATAAAAGTGGTGCATTTACATCACACATTGTTACAAAGCTGTAATAATTAGTAACATTATCCTAGATACGTGCATTTTAGGGATTGACACGTATGTTTTGTGGAGTATAACTACGTAGTAGTAGTAGACAGAGTTAAACATTTAAGTTAAACTTAATACAAGTAATAAATAATAAATAGTTTAACTATATAAAAAGTGTGTTAATAAGGTTACTGGACATAGGAAGAGTTTAACTTAGAGAGTTTAACTATACAGTTTATAACTTAATATAAGTAATAGATGATAGATAGTTTAACTTAGAGAGTTTAACTATAGGGGTTGACACCCTTCTTTATAGTTTGTACACTATCCATATGTAACGCACATAAACTTGTATAAATATAAGTGTTGCATACCTGGTACGTGTCACAAAACATATGTGTACACTCTCCTCATGTCTCCTCTCTCCTAACATGTAGTTTGCGACACGTACCTTTCTTTTATTAAGAAAAGTGTTGACAATGCCTTCTAAACCTGTACAACTATATGCAGACGATAATATATTAGAAGAGTTTTACTCTGCGTTAGCTGACAATAGTGCCAAACGTATACGCCGTATTCATATCCCTCGTAGTGATGTATTCTATGTACGTGCTGCAATAGAGGCTGACACTGGTGTGAGGTACACTTTAGATCACGTAGAGAGAGCTATGTACTTAGAAGGCATGTTATCTCGTAATGATGTGCTAGACCCTGACAGGAAAAGACCTTATGGCTAGAGATCCTAGACTAGAACGTGCTGGTGTATCAGGTTTTAACAAGCCTAAGCGTACTCCTGATCACCCTACTAAGTCACACGTAGTTGTAGCTAAAGATGGTAATACTATTAAGACTATACGTTTTGGTCAGCAAGGAGTTAGTGGTGCAGGTAAAAACCCTAAGTCAGCAGGAGAGAAAGCACGTAAAAAGTCTTTCAAAGCTCGCCATGCTAAGAACATTGCTAAAGGCAAGACTAGCGCAGCGTACTGGGCTGATAAAGTAAAGTGGTAGTATGACTGATCTTAAACTTCCTGTAGCACTTGTAGCAGCAATGGCTATACAGCTTGTAGCTGCTGTGTGGTGGGTATCTAAACAGGCTCACACTATTGAGGTGTTACAGCAAGATGTTGTAGATATGAAGACTTATATGAACTCTATGGATATTGACTTAGAGGCGTTGATACAGTTTGCTACGTTTACTGAGAATAGATGGGCTGAAGAGTACAGCAACGATATGACATACGAGAGAGTGTTTGGCACTAAGGAGCTTGTAGTAGAATGACTCTTATATCTCATATGCCTTTACCTAGTATGCCTTTCCAGACACATGAGAACATCGTGTTTGAGAAAGCTGATAAAGATAGGTCACACAGGAATAACATAGAAGAGAAGCCAGAGCCTAACCTAGTTACGCCTGACACACCTGTAGAGGACTTGAAGTTAGTTAATCAGATGTATGCCTATAACCCTGACCCTAATAAGCTACGTAAGCCTGACGGTCAGATAGTTAACTTTATTGTAGCTTAACATGTGGGTAGGTATCATATTAATGTGTTCTAATCCTTCAGCTATGTCGTGTCAGATAGTAGCTAAGCCTGATGTGTTCTACAGTAAAGAGTCTTGTGTTAATGAGACTAAACAGATAGCTGCTAATATGATGCAGCAGGGTATATATGCTATGCCTCAGTGTCATCAAATTAGTAAGAGTGTTTAACAATGCAAAAGAAGAGCAAGAGTACAGTCAACGCTGCAGGTAACTACACTAAGCCTACTATGCGTAAGAACCTCGTAGCTAAAGTAAAGGCTGGTGGTAAGGGTGGTAAGCCTGGGCAGTGGTCAGCACGTAAGGCTCAGATGGTAGCTAAGCAATATAAAGCTAAGGGTGGGGGCTACAAGTCATGAAGGGTGTTAAGCATTACCTTAGAGATGGTACTCTGCATAAGGGTAAGACTCACAAGCATTCAGATGGTACTGTTATGACAGGTGCTGTAATGTCTAAGGCATCTAAGAAAGTACTGCACTACAAGGATCTGAGTAAAACAGCAAAGGCTAAAGCGGATGGCAATAGCAAAAAGTCAAAAAAGTCTTAAGAAGTGGGGTGATGAGAAGTGGGGTACTAAGTCAGGTAAGCCCTCTACTCAAGGCAAGAAAGCTACAGGTGAGCGTTACCTACCTAAGAAAGCTAGGGATGCTCTTACACCTGCAGAGTATAAAGCTACAAGTGCAGCTAAGCGTAAGGGTACTAAGGCGGGTAAACAGTTTGTAGCCCAACCCAAGAAGATAGCTAAGAAGACAGCTAAGTATAGGAAGTAGTAATATGGCAGAATATCAAGTACAGTTTCAAATACGTATTCCTAGTAAACGAAACCCTAAGACAGGTGCAGTTAAATATGCTCCTTCTGGTTATATTAGTACTCCTGTAAAAGTAAATGCATCTAGTGCAGAAGAAGCGAGCAAAATAGCTAGAAAGAGTGACAAAATAGCTAAAGCTAAAGCTAATGCTGCACGAGGTTTAGATTATGATATGCCTCAACCTAGAGTAAGCATTAAAGAAGTAAAACGTGTTACTAGCGGCGGCGGCGGTATGTTTAAACCTGATGGTACAGCTAGTCAAATAAACAAAGGTGCACTGTCTTCTATTGGTAAAAAAAGGCAAATGAATAAGGGTGGCACTGTAAAGAAGACAGCTAAGTATAGAAAGTAACTTAAAAGGATTATGACTATGATGAACAAAGGTATGAAGGCTCTTAAGAAAGAAGCACCAGAAGTAGCTAAGAAGATGGGTTACATGAAGGGTGGTATGTCCAAGAAGATGGGCTACAACAAGGGTGGCATGTGTGGTGCATCGATGCCAGCAGAACGTCCCATGAAGAAGGGCAAGTAATGAAGTACTATCACAAGTATCAAAAAGCCCTTGAAGCTAAGGGCTACCGTGTAGATGAGCACGGCTACGTGTGGGACTCTGCAGGTAACCAGTCTGCTGGTGAAGACAACTATGGTAACGTACAGAGTAAAGACCCTAACGTTACAGCTATCTGTGCTGAACAGGATGAGGCACCACTATTAGCTAAGGTAGCTAAAAAGATCATGCCTAAGAAGGCTGCAGCCCCTGCTGGCAAGAAACGTGCTCGTACAGATAAAGGTCACTTTGTAAAGGATGACCCTAATACACCAGAGAATGAAGCTTGGGTTGATGAGTAATGGCAGTCTTAACCAGTGCAAAGTATGTAACTAAATCTATTGATGTAACTTCTACTAGTTCATCAAGCCCTCAAGATTTGTATATATGTCCTAATACTTTTGTTTGCTTGGTTAAGTTCCTGCACTTATCTAATAGCGCAGCTAATAATAAGAAGATTAGTGTTTATTGGTATGAGGCTGCTACTACTACACATCACTATATTGTAGATCACTTCGCATCTGATGCTAACGCTATGGATGAAGTAGTGCAGGGTGGTGGCTACATAGCATTACAGCCAGGTGATAAGTTGCAGTGTTTTGCTGAGACATCAGGGACACATCATGTAACTATGTCGGGTGAAGAATACTATCAGCCTACCTAGTAGGTCATGACGGGTATGCACAAAATGTGGGTACTACACTATCTATAAATAAGTATAACTATCTCCGCACACAACATAAGGAGATAGTGCAATGTTTAAGAACCTACTAACACGTATTCAGAATCACCAGCAGCGTAGAGCAGACTACTGGGTTTTAAAGAATATGTCTAATAAAGAACTACACGATATTGGTATATCAAGAGGAGAGATATACAATCGTGTATACGGCAACGAACAGTGAGGTTAAGTAAGAGTACTCCCGTACTCGTGAGTCTAACTGTTTTAGCTCATATGTCTTTTGGAGATGTAGATAGGCAGACAGGCAGTGGACTCAGGAGAGGGGGGATTCACTTTGATAGATCCAGTAACAGCCATAGGTCTAGCAACAACCGCATTTAATACTCTCAAGAAGGGTATTGCAGTTGGTAAGGACTTACAAGACATGGGTGGTCAGCTAACACAGTGGGCTGGTGCTATCAGTGACTTGGACTTTGCTGAACGTCAGAACGCTAAACCACCTTGGTATAAAACCCTTGGTGGTGGCGTTCAAGCAGAAGCAATGGAGATATTCGCAGCTAAGAAGAAAGCTGAGTCTATGCGTAAGGAGCTAAAGGATTACATCTGTGTTATGTATGGCCCTTCACACTGGGATGAGCTTATACGTATTGAGGCTGACATTCGTAAACAAAAGAAAGAACACGATCATAAACGTATAGAGATGCAGCGTAAACTTATAGAATGGGGAGCAGGTTTTTTCTTGTTCATCATTATTACAGGTAGCTTTGTAGGTTTAATATATTTAAGGACGTTACAATGACTCGACAACTAACAGAAAAGCAGCAGCGCTTCCTAGAGGTACTCTTTGATGAGGCTGGCGGTGATGCTGTAGCTGCTAAGAAGATGGCGGGTTATGATCCTGCGTCTAGCACATCAGCTATTGTAGAAGCCCTTAAGGATGAGATTGGTGACAGGACACGTACATATTTTGCTCGTACTGCCCCTAAGGCTGCTATGGCAATGGTTGGTGCCTTGTATGATCCTACAGAGCTAGGTATAAAAGAGAAGATGGTTGCAGCTAAGGACTTGCTAGATCGTGCAGGACTTGGTAAGGTAGACAAAGTAGACGTAACATCTGGCGGGGGTGTATTCTATCTGCCACCAAAAGAAGGTACAAACGAATAATACCTGAGAGAGATTTAGGGTTCTGGCAGTTACCACTACCCCCCAAGAACCACACAAAAGAATGGCACCCTATAGTTAAAATAACAAAGAGGATACCCTTTGGTTACAGGATAGATCCTGAGAACGACAGACTACTCTTACCCATTGAATCAGAGCTTGAAGCTTTAGAGCTTGCAAAGCGCCACCTTAAGCAGTATAGTTATCGTGCAGTAGCACAGTGGTTAAGCAAAGAGACTGGTAGAACTATAACGTTCACAGGGTTAAAGAAGAGAATTGAAGTTGAGCAGAAACGTAGAAAAGCAGTTGCAATTAAACGCAAGCTTGCCAAGTGGCTCCAAGAAACGCTTGAGCAAATCGAAAAGCTTGAAAGAAAAGGTGCAGGAGCCTACACAGAACCTGACAAAGATAACTGAAGAACCTGTAGTAGAAACTATACCTGCACAAGTTAAGGCACCTGAGTACGATGTAGAAGAAGCGCAGCAGGTAGTATTCAAGCCTAACCCTGGCCCACAGACAAACTTCCTTAGTGCGTCAGAACGAGAAGTGCTTTATGGTGGAAGTGCTGGTGGCGGTAAGAGCTACGCTATGTTGGCTGACCCTCTACATGGACTGAATGATCCTAACTTCTCAGGACTACTAGTAAGACACACTACAGAAGAATTAAGAGAACTAATACAAAAAAGTCAGGAGTTATATCCTCGTGCTATACCTGGGATTAAATGGTCGGAACGTAAATCGCAATGGACTTCTCCTCAGGGTGGCAGACTTTGGATGTCTTATCTTGATAAAGACACGGATGTCACACGCTATCAGGGTCAGGCTTTTAACTGGATTGGATTCGATGAGCTTACGCAATGGTCTAGCCCTTACGCTTGGGATTATATGAGATCAAGATTACGTAGTAGTTCCAAGGACTTAGGTCTTTATATGAGGGCTACAACCAACCCTGGGGGAAGTGGACATGCTTGGGTTAAAAAAATGTTTATTGATCCTGCAGTCGGGAATCAGCCGTTTTGGGCAACTAACATTGAAACAGGTGAAACGATTACGTTCCCTAGAGGGCATAGTAAAGAAGGTACGCCTTTATTTAAAAGACGCTTTATTCCAGCCTCTCTATTTGACAATCCGTACTTGGCTGAAGCTGGCGACTATGAAGCAATGCTTCTCTCGCTTCCAGAGCATCAGCGCAAGCAGTTACTTGAAGGTAACTGGGATGTTAATGAGGGTGCCGCTTTTCCAGAGTTTGACAGAAAAGTACATGTTGTGGACGCATTCGATGTACCTGACTCTTGGGCAAAGTTTAGGGCTTGCGATTATGGTTATGGTAGTTACACTGGTGTTCTGTGGTTTGCTGTAGCACCTGACGAACAAGTGATTGTGTACCGTGAGATGTATGTGTCTAAGGTTACAGCTTCTGATCTAGCAGATTTGATCTTGGAAGCAGAAGCAAGAGATGGTACAATAAGATACGGGGTGCTGGATAGTTCTTTATGGCACAACCGTGGCGACACTGGGCCTAGCTTGGCAGAGCAGATGAATCAAAAGGGGTGCCGCTGGCGTCCGTCTGACAGGTCAAGGGGTTCACGTGTCGCAGGTAAGAACGAGATACATAGACGGTTAAAGGTGGATGAGTTCACTGAGAAGCCTCAACTAGTATTTATGGATAACTGTACAAATACTATTGCACAGATACCTAGTATTCCTCTGGACAAGCGAAACCCAGAAGATGTTGATACTCATGCAGAGGATCACTTGTATGACGCGCTAAGGTACGGAATCATGACACGTCCACGCAGCAGCATATGGGACTACAACCCAGCAAAACAACGCACTGGTTTTCAAGCTAGTGATCCATCATTCGGGTATTGATAATGGCAGAACAAGAAGAAATGTTTGAAACAGATGAAGTCGTAGCTGCAGAAGACAGTACGGATAGCATCTTTGAGACTAAATCTAGTGTTGTATCCTTTGTAGCTGATCGCTACAAACGTGCAGAAGACTCCCGTTATGCAGATGAGGATCGCTGGCTAAAGGCTTACCGCAACTACCGTGGCTTGTATGGCAAGGATGTACAGTTTACAGACACTGAGAAGTCTCGTGTATTTGTTAAGGTTACTAAGACTAAGACCCTAGCAGCATATGGACAGATCGTAGACGTACTATTCGGCAACAACAAGTTCCCCTTATCAGTAAACCCTTCTGTACTTCCTGATGGTGTAGCTGAGTCTCTGCATATCAATGTAGATCCTAACGCTGCTGCTGCAGGTAAAGCTCTTGATCCTGTAACAGAACAGCCTTCTCCTAAGCCGTACCTGCTTGATGGTGAGAATAAACTTCAACCAGGTGAGACACTCTCAGATCTATCTAGGCGTCTTGGCCCTCTCTCTAGGAAACTAGAGTCCGTATCCGATAGGGTAGTAGAGGGTGACGGTACTTCCCCTACAACTGTTACATTCCATCCTGCATTGATTGCAGCTAAGAAGATGGAAAAGAAGATCCATGACCAGCTTCAAGAGTCTGGTGCTTCTACACACTTACGCTCTATGGCATTTGAGATGGCTCTACTTGGCACAGGTGTCATGAAAGGCCCATTTGCAGTAGATAAAGAATACCCTAACTGGGATGAGTCAGGTGAGTATGACCCTATAGTTAAGACTGTACCTGAGTGTAGTCACGTTTCTGTGTGGGACTTCTATCCTGATCCAGAAGCTAAGTCTATGAATGATGCAGAGTATGTGGTGCAACGTCATAAGATGTCTCGTACACAGCTTCGCTCACTCAAGAATCGCCCTTACTTTATGGCTGACTCAATAGGCATGGCTGTTGATAAAGGCCCAGACTATGTACAGAAGTACTGGGAAATGACTATGGAGGATGACGATACACAACCATCCTCTGAGCGTTGGGAAGTGCTAGAGTTTTGGGGTTACGTTGATATAGAGGTACTTGAAGAGCATGGGGTATCTATCCCTAAGTCACTGAAAGACCTAGATGAAGTTAACTGTAATGTCTGGGTATGTAACGGTGAGGTACTTCGCTTTGTACTTAACCCATTCAAACCTACACGTATCCCCTACTATGCAGTACCTTATGAGCACAACCCCTACAGCTTCTTTGGAGTAGGTATTGCTGAGAACATGGATGATACTCAGACGTTGATGAATGGCTTTATGCGTATGGCTATTGACAATGCTGCACTATCTGGTAACCTCATTATTGAAGTAGACGAGACTAACATGGTTCCAGGTCAAGACTTATCTGTGTACCCTGGCAAAGTGTTCCGCAGACAGGGGGGTGCCCCGGGACAAGGAATCTTTGGCACCAAGTTCCCTAACGTAGCACAAGAGAACATGCAACTCTTTGATAAGGCACGTGTATTAGCTGATGAAAGTACTGGGTTCCCTTCTTTTGCTCATGGTCAAACTGGCGTTTCGGGTGTGGGTAGAACGGCATCTGGTATTAGCATGCTTATGTCTGCTGCTAATGGTAGTATACGCACAGTAGTTAAGAACATAGATGACTATCTACTGCGTCCATTAGGCAAATCATTCTTCTCATTTAACATGCAGTTTGACTTTGATGAGACTATTCGCGGTGACTTAGAGGTTAACGCATCTGGTACAGAGAGCTTAATGGCTAACGAAGTACGCTCACAACGCTTGATGCAATTCCTACAGGTTGCACAGAATCCAGTACTAGCTCCCTTTGCTAAGATGGATTATGTTATTCGTGAGATTGCTAAGTCTATGGATCTTGACCCAGACAAGGTTACTAACTCCATGCAGGATGCTGCTATACAGGCTGAGATCCTAAAAGGCTTCCAGACTCCCGCACAGCCCCCTGCAGGGCCAGAAGGTGTAAACATGCCTGAGGGTAGCCCAGCGCCTGAAGGACAGGCTCCACAGGGCGTACAGGACACCTCAGGTGGTGGTGGCTCTCAGATAGGCATTGGCACAGCACCTACACCAGGTGAGCAAGGATTTACTGGTAATGTCGCTTAAAAGCTTCGTTAACGATAAAACTACATGGGAAGCGTTCCTCGTTGAGATTGAGGAGCGCATCTCTACACAGCATCGTAGCATGGAGAGTGTTACAGACACTGCTGAGCTATACAGACATCAGGGTGCCTTACGTGCTCTTCGGCAACTGCAATACTTGAGGGACAAAGTGAATGGCTGACATAGAGGAGCAAACAGAAGAAGCATTAGGCTGGGCTGCTGAGGGCAAGAAACTTGCTGTAGATATTCCAGAAGTATCATTCAAGGATGCTGCTACTTTTGTTGCTGAGATGACGCCTATCGTTGGTGACGTTATTGCTGCT